GAAGGAGGCGTGCAAGAATCCGGTGTGGCGCGGTCAGCCGGTCTTCGATGACGAGGTCCCGAGGCTCCTGGGCTTCCTGCCGCGTGATGACGGGCCTCTGAGCTTGTGGTTCAAGCCTGGCCCCGACAACTCGTGTCCGCTGGGACCGTTCGTCCTCGGCTGCGACATGGCCGTAGGGACCGAGGGGGCCTACGGGTCGAACTCGGTGGTGAGCGGGATCGACTTGCGGACGGGCGAGCAGGTGCTGGAGTACGCGATCCGCGGAATGCCGCTGATCAAGTTCGGCCGCGTGGCGGTCGGGCTGGCCTTGTGGCTGCGGAACGCCTATCTGGGCTGGGAAGACTCAGGGATGGCAGCACCGTTCGCCAAGGAGGTGATGGAGGTCCAGTGCTACGGGAACGTGTACTACCGCGAGGTGGCGGCGATTGGGACGAAGAAGAAGACCAAGAAGGCCGGCTGGTGGAACGGGAAGGACGAACACAAGGCCGATCTGTTCGAGAAGTTGGCTCTCGGAATGGAGTTGCAGCGATACACGCCCCGGTCGGTGGACTTGGTGCGGGAGTGCGGCGAGTACGAGTGGGAGAAGGGGAAAATCATCCATGCCCCGACGAAGAACCGGGGCAGTACGGAAAAGGCCCACGGTGACAGATGCATCGCCGCGGGGGTGTCCTGGCTGTTGTACCTGGAGTCTGCCAGCGAAGGAAATCTTGACAGCGGAAGGGAAAACGACCAAACTCCCGAATATGGCAGTTGGCTTTGGCGTGAGGAACGCGAGCGAACTCGAGTCCGCAATGCGGACGATCCAGATTTTTGCATACTGGATGTGATACATGCGTGATTGACGGTCGGGGTGTGGGGGCCAGCGCTTTGGCGCTGGTCAAACAGGGCAGAGGCGGCTGATCCCCGCCGAGATGCCACAACATCGCAGCCTTTGTGGGGGCCGCGCTAGAAGCGTTGGCCCCTTTCTTTGTGGAGTTTGCGATGTCAGAAGCCCACCGGCCGAACCCGTTCGGGTCAGCCATTCCGGTCCCCTTGATTGGGCGACAACCCTCCGTGCAGCAGCGTCAGCAGATCGAGCTGATGCAGGCCATGGGCCAGTTGAGCCTCTCGATGTACGTGCAGTTGGCTTCACGGATCATCGAAGGACTGGATGTGTACGAGAGTCTCTCACCGGAGCGTGTCCAGCGTCTGCAGCAGCTGGCTCGTGAGACGCGAACCGCGGCGCAGGCTTACTTCGAAGGAGTCGGAGTCATCACCACCAAACCGCCAGAATAGCCATGCTCGATCTGCAAGATCCCATTGTGCGTGGTCGATTGAACGCGGCGTGGAAAACGTCTGATGAGGCCATGGTCCCCCACCGTCGCGTCCGCAAGGAGTTGATTCGCGACTATTGCGGCTCGTGGTACTCGCAGGACGGCGCTTCCGCCAGGACGCTGGTCAACCTGATGAACCAGACCGCGCGGATCTACACCGTCGCCTTGGCGTCGAACAATCCGCAGGTGATGGTCTCCAGTCCGCTGATGGAGAACTGGCCTTTCGCGCACCAGTTCGAGGTCAACCTCAATCGGTTGATCGCGGACATGGAGTTGGACGTCACCTTCCGCTCGGTGGTGATGGACGCTTTCTTCTGCTTGGGTTGCAGCGTGGTGATGATGCGCGACACCGACACCCGCTTCCATGGCCTGCTGGAGTCCGAGGAGGATGTGTGGCTCGATCCCGGCGAACCGTGGATCAACCGGGTCTCGATTGACGATCTGGTGCTGGACATGTCCGCGAAAGAGCTGAACAAGATGCGGTTCTGCGGGCACCGCTACCGAGCCGACTACGAAAAGGTCATGGACGAGCCCGGCTACGACAAGAAGGTCAAAGAGAAGCTCAAGCCCACGCCACGGCACTCGATCAGCAATGCCGACTTCGCGCGGGACATCGCCGCAGGCACGGTCGTGGACGATGGCGAACTGAAGCCGATGGTTTGGCTGCGGAACGTGTGGATAGCCGAGAACAAGTCGATAGCCACGATTCCGGTCCAGCAGGAGGACTTGCCACCACTGCTCGAGAAGAAGTGGACCGGCTCACAATCGGGACCGTACAAGTTCCTGTCGCTGGGCAATGTTCCCGACAACATCATTCCGGCCAGCCCGGCGATCAACCTCAAAGGTCTGCACGACCTGCAGAACCGCCTGCATCGCCGGATGGAGCGGGACTCCGACTCGCACCGTGTCGTGAACATCTATCCGCCCAGCGCAGCGGATGATGCCGAGCGTCTGCGGAAAGCGGATCGCAACTCGTGGCATCGCTGCTCGAATCCGAAGGACATCGCGCAGATCGAGTTTGGCGGTGTCGATCAGCGGGATCAGGCGCTGGCGCTGTTCATTCAGGAGGAGTACGACCGCTTCGCCGGCAATCTGGTCGCGATGGGTGGCCTGGGCGTGCAGTCCTCGACGGTCGGGCAAGAGGAGATGATGTTCGGGCAGTTGAGCCGCACGGAATCCGACATGCGCATGGCTGTCGTGTCGTTTGCGGGCGAGAACGTCTTGGATCTGGGACGCCTGATGTGGGAGGACGAGAACCTCGAGATCAAGTCCAGCGTCAACCCGGCACCGGGCATCGTGATCCCGATGAACTGGACGCCTGGTGATCGCCAGGGCGTGTTCGACGACTATGCGTTCCCGGTCGAACCGTACTCGATGGTCTTCAAGACGCCCGAGCAGAAGCTGCAGGAACTCTACCAAACGCTGCGTGAGATCGCTCCGTTGTGGCCGATGTTCCAGGCGTCCGGCGCGTCGTTGGACGCGCAGGCGATTGTTGCGGAGATCGCCCGCCTGAAGAACCGACCGGAATTCAAGCGGTTCATCACGTTCGGAGCCCCGTCTCCGATGCTGGGCGGTGACCAGAATACCATCCGCCAGTCGCCGGTCACCTCGCGCGAGACGATACGGAAGAACATCCCGACCGGTGGCACGCCGCAATCACGAAGTTCAATTCAGCAGCAGGTGCTGAGTGGCAATAGTCGTCCGCAGGTCAATGGCAAACAGGCAGCGGCAATGACGAGGAGACCTGCGTGAACTCAGTAACCACCAAAACTGGCGCGGTGCGGTACTTCCTCAACGGCAAGGAGGTCACGCGCGAGGAATTCAACGCCGACCAGAAGCCGTTCGACTTCAGCTCTGCGCCGATGACGAGCAACACTTACCGGGCACACGACCCGCTGATCTCCGAAGGGTTGGGGTGCATGCGGGATCAGGTGCCTGAGATGCGCGAGGTCATCAAGCAGCACAACATCCAGGGCGTTACGGTGCGGGATAACGGGCAATTGGAAATTACCAGTCGTCGCGGTCGGCGGGAGCTGTTGCGTGTGCGCGGCTTGGCTGACGCAGATGCAGGCTACTCAGACTGACGAGGGAGAGGAAGATGACGACGGAACTGAATGCGTCCATGACACACGAGGATATCACCTCGTTCGTGGACAAGATCATTCAAGATCGACACGGCGAGAAGACTGACGCGCAGTCTCTGGCCGCGGATCACGACAAAGCTGTTGGCGACCTGTCTGCCGAGAGTGATTCCGGCAGTGAAGCAAATACCGCCGAGGTTGAGGACCAAGGCGAGGATACCGGCAACGAGGAGCAGCAGCAGGCCCCGAAGTGGCTCACTGCTGGTCTGAAAGCCGAGGCCACCACGTATGGCATTTCCGAAGAGGAGCTGTCGGACTTTGCCAGTCGTGAGGAATTCGAGCGTGCCCTGCGGTTGCTCGACAAGCGGGCAGCTGCATTAGCCAAGGGCAAGGAAGAAGAGCCTGCGGAGAAGTCGGGGCCTGCGCGGGATGCGCGAGGTCGCTACGTGAAGGACGACTCGCAGGAAGGCGGCAAGGAGGAGCCCAAGGAGGAGCCGTCGTTTGAGGGGCGATATGAAGTCGCCATCAGCAAGGATCGCTGGGAAGATGAGATCGTGGACGAGTTCACGCGGATGCGCGACTACTACGAGTCGCGTATCAGTGGACTGGAGTCGCGAGTCTCGTCGCTGGATACGGAAGCCGAAGAGCAGCGGTTCGACCTGGCTCTGGATTCGTTGGGACACTCGGACCTGTTCGGGAAAACCGGGCGGGAAAGTGCCAGCGAGCTGCAGCGCCGGAACGATGTCTTCCTGGCCGCGAAGGCGCAACAAGCGGGACTGCTCCAGCTGGGGCGTAAGGTTTCGCTGGGAGATCCCGTGTTCGTGGAACGCATGGCTCGCGGCACGCTGGTCGAAGAGTTTCAGAAGAAAGATCTCAAATCACATACCCGCAAGATTGCCAAGCAGGCAGATGGGCGGATGGGTGGCGGATCGGGGCGTTCTACCGACGTTCCTGAGGACGCTCGCGAATTCGCTCGTCGCCGCTATAAGGAACTCGAATCCGGCTGATGCGGGTCAAACCATAAAGGAGGTGCCGCATGGCACTGGGTATCGAACAACTCGACGATTTCGTCGCGAGTTATCTGCAGCGCTATCCGATGGGCAAGTGGCAAGATATCAGCGCGCCCTTGCAGGAGTACATGTTTGCCTCGCGACTTTTTGACTCCGCGAACAAGCGGGAGATGTCCACGTCGCAGTGCAAGTGGAAGCTGAAGGTTGACAACAACAACAACTTCCAGGTCGTCGGTCTGTACCACCGGGATTCGTCCGGTCGAGTCAATGTGTTGACCGAAGGCTCGCTGAAGTGGGGCATGACGACCACGAACTATCACTACGACATTGACGAG